TTGGATTTTTACAGTAATTTTATCTTAATAATAGCAATATTATTACTTCTAAATATTTGGTTTTTTGATAAGAGTAGAAATGCAGGGATAGGTTTTAGAACCAAACGAAGTACGTCTTCTGAAAAAAAGTGGGTATTTTCACAGACTATTTTTTACGGAGGGATTATTTCAATCAGTTTACTTTCTTCAACACTTTATTCTTTAAATGTTATAGACGTTTCCATGTCAAATTTTATATCTATTATTGGAATCCTTATTTCTGCAATTATTACACAACTACTTCTTGTGTTTGAAGAGAAGTCAAAAAATAATTAAAGCAATTACGCCTTTTAGTACAAGAATTATTACTTCTTACAAATGTATAGCGAATGAGAAGCCTGCTGTTTTAATTGTTCTAGAAAAACTTTTGAGTGAACAATTATTTTATGTTAGGATGAATTAATTTCTCTAGAGTTTATAATTAAAAAACTTATTTGAAGGAACATACTTAAACCATAACTATGTTTTACCTTTCATTAACTTAACGTTTACCTCAAAAAGAGTGTACGAACAAAAGTTCTTTTTGTAAACCTTAAAATAGATTTTCCTGAATACGTATTGGGGATTTCTAAATGTTTGAATGCTTTTTTGAATGCAAAATCAATGCAAAAAATTTTGCATTTCTCTACTTTTCTCTCCTTGACCAAAATAAAAAAACGTTGATTTAACAACGTTTTTCATACATGTTTATCTGTCTCAACCATACATATATGGAGACGGCGGGAGTTGCTTAAATGCTATTATATCAATACTTAAATTTAATTGAATGCCATTTTGAATGCCACATAGCTAGAAATCTATAAATTGATTGAATTTATCTGCTAATTGTTCTTTGGCAAGTTTAGATACATGAGCATAGGTATTCATAGTAGTTTGGATGTCCTCATGACCTAAACGAAATTGCACCTCTTTTAGCGAGGCGCCCATTTCTATTAATAAGCTAGCTTGAGTATGTCTGAAGCCATGTACGGTGATTCTAGGAAGTTTTTTCTTTTGTTTTTTATCCATTTGATCTTGGATGTTTAAAAGCCATTTTCGTGAAGTATCAAGGCTCATTATATCGTGTGGATTTTTAGCATTAGTTTGACCGAAAATCAACCAATCATCAGATGGGGGAAGTGCTACTTCTTTCCATTCAGATAACTTGTCTAAAGTGCTTTGATCAATTGAAATAATCCTGCTCGATCCAACTGTTTTAGTTGTGTCAATTTCTAGTCCGTTCGCTGTTCTGGTAACAGCTTTACAAATATTGACTGTCTTGGCTTTAAAATCTATATCTTTCCACTCGAGAGCACCTGCTTCTTGTTTTCTCATACCAGTCATGGCAAGTAATCTAAAAAAAGCCTGAACTTTGATATTCGGCTGCTCATATAGTACGTCGAGAAATAATTTTAATTGCTTCTTATCATAAAACGGTTCTTCAGTAGTAGTTTTTTTCCTTCTTTTTGGTTTACGGATAGAATCTGTTGGATTGGATTCAATCATTCCAAATCGAACGGCATATTTAAATACTAGTCCTGTATAATTCATCATCTTAGAAGCTGTATCATATCTATTTGCCCATTTATCCATTAGTTCTTGAATTTTGATAGGGGTGATTTCAGAAATATATATGTCTCCGAGTTCTTCTAACACATGATTATTAAAAATTCTTTCTGTTTTTAACAATGTAGATCCTCGTACTGTTCTTTTGTATTCAGTCATCCATAAATCATATACGTCTCTATAGGTTTTTGGCTTTTCTTTTTTTAATAAATTGTTTTCATATTCACTTTGCAATCTTGCGAGCGCTAATTTTGCTTCACGTTGAGTTTTAAAATTTCGACGAGTAGTTTTAACAGACTTTCCTGTTTCTGGATTGATTCCTAAATAAGCTTGGAACTTCCACGCTTTTTCGCCGTTCTTTTTCTTATACTGTTCAAATGTAGCCAATTGAATCAACTCTCTTTCTTTGATACAATAGACACTATAAATAAGCCTATTGTGTAGGTTTGTTTTTTTCTTAGAACACGCTCTCGCTTTGGTCGGTGGGGCGTGTTTTTTTATTTTACAGACTTTCGAAAACTAAAGTAGCTTGGATTCTATCGCCACCACCGAAACCTTTACTACCACCGTTTGTAGTGGAAATAGTGTGTAATCGATAACCTTTAGAACACTGTCTATTTATAGTGTTTTCAAGTTCTGATAGGTTTTGCGACCCTTTTCCTATAAATTTTTCTTTTAATACAACTTGCAATACAACGTAACTTGGCATATTCTTTTCCTTCTTTCTACTATTTATTTAACTCTAAAACGATCTCCTGGGTGCATTAAGAAATTATTTGGGTCCATACCATTTAATTGAAATAACTGATTTAAAGAAATTCCAGCTCGATTCAGAGGAACTTGTTATTGACTTAGAATCAGTAGCGCTTTGTTTTGTTTCTTTTGTATTAGTGGATATTTCAATGCTAGAAATATCCGATGATTCTTTTGTAGTTTCTTTTTGTGAACAACCAACAATTAAGAAACTACTCGGCAAAACACCTAAAAGAGACACTTTTTTTCATTTTTTACTCCTCTTTTATTTGATTAATAAGCTGTAAATAAGCCTACTATAGGTTTAACATCCCACGTCCACAAACTTTGGTCGGTGGGGCGTGTTTTTTGTTAATTTAGACTAACTATCAGTTCTTGATTTTCGCTTGCGGGGAAGTCTTCTCCAAGCTTAATTTTTACTTCGCCTTGAGTATTATTTAAAACGACTCCCGTGACGCATTGTACACTTTTACCCGGCAACAGTTCAGCGTCAGATTTAGCGTCTACTTCATCCAAAAAGTTATTTTGATTAGTTACAGCTTCATCATAAGCAGCGTCATCTTCGAGTGGGCTTCCGTCTTCGTTGTACATAGGATAGAGCGCCTCAGACACGTCAAAAGTACCTACACTAGATGTTAGATCATATTCGGACGTATCATCTTGCTGGCTAAAAGTGAGCATTGAAAACATATCGCTAGGCACCATATTTGCTTCTGTCTGATTGTCTAGCGTGTACCAAATAATCAATCCGTCTTCTCCGGAAGAATTGTCTTTTCCGACCTGCGTCTTATCGATAGTGAGTTTGTAACCAGGTCCAGTCAACGTTTTGTCTTTAAACGACATTTCAATCACATCTCTTTCGGATGTTTGTTGAGTCGATGCTTGGATTTCCGTAGTGGTAGAGCTTGAAATTGTTGTAGTTGATTCCTCAGCGGTTTTATTGCCACCATCATTAGACGAGCAAGCCCCTAAAACAGCTAAACTCAAACCTAAAACCCCAACGCATAAAATAGACTTTTTCATTTCGTTTCCCTCTTTTCTGGTATAATATATTTGTGATCTCAGAAATGAGGTATGAGTCCGTGTTGCAGCACGGGCTTTTTTCTTTATAACTTTTTTAGAGATTATAGGCAAAATAGTAGGGCATAAAAATATATTATTGAATTCCGTATTTAGAAAATCCTAATTGAACTTCACCGGAAGTCTTTTGCTGTGTTGTACGCAATGCTTCTTCTTCAGACATTCCATTCTGTACTTTCCATGCAACAGGCGACATCCCGTATTTGTTAACAAAATCAGTAAGTGATAAAGTGTCAGCGTCTTGCTGAGCGCTTGTTTGTTGGTCTTCTGGATTTTGTTGAGATGCTGCTTGTTGTTCTTTCTGATCTTGACTGATAATATTGCCAGCATCATCTGTAGTCAATCCATTTTCATAAAGGGCCACGCCGAAGGCTTCCCACTCTTTGTTGGACCAATTTGCACGATCAGCTGGAGTTGACTGTAAAGTGCGTTGTTTCATCTGTTCATATGTTTCTTCTTGAGGTGCGGTTTGGATTGTACTCTGACTGGAGCTTATAACTGTTGGGCTAGGTTCCGCCGTAACTTGGTTGGAGCTTGTAACTGTTGAACTAGAATCTGTTTTAGATGTAGATTTGCTAGTAGATGAACTGGTTTCAGTTGTTTCTTTTGTTTTACTTATTTTTGTTTCTTGGTTAGAAGTGGCATCTGTTGATTCAGCTTTTTTATTATTTGAACAAGCTGAAAGTAGCAGAGCAGTACTTAACAACAACATAACGCTAACTTTTTTCATTTTATAATTCCTCTTTCTCGTTGTAATATGTGTGCTAACACGAGCTTCTTTATATAAGAAAACGATAAGCGCTTTCTGGAAGTCCGTAAAGATTCTTTAATTCATCGATTTTTTTAGGATATTGATCATTATCTTCTTTATAAAGAGAAACAATGAGATTAGCAGCAAAGCAATTAGCTTCGCTTTCAGATTTGCTTCTAGATGTTCTTGTTGATACATAGTAACTGGATAAGCCACGATGAAAAATAGCGTGGCCTAATTCGTGAGCGCAAATGTAGAATCTTTCCTCAGAGTCTCGCAGTTCATCATTTAAGAAGATTATTGCACGACCTCTAATTTCTTGAAACTGTCCTTTGGGATTTTCGATAAAAGGAACGTATTGAATTTTAATGCCCATCTTTTCACAAATATAAAAAGGATTAGCGGACTGGTATTTACGCTTCAACTCCTCGACTAAATTAATCGTATCCATCTCCATAAACTCACGTCTTTTTGCCTTTTTCTTTGTCTTCTTTCACAATATCCCAGAAAGTCGCTATAAGGATATCTTTTACGCGCTGTATTTGTTCAGGTGTCAATGTTTCCCCACCATAAGACATATTAACATTTGAATCTAGTAATTTATCAAGTTCAACTACTTCATCTTTTGTTGCCCAGTCAGGAACTTGGTTTCTACCGAGTAAATAATCAGTAGTTACATTAAAATAATCTGCTACAAGTTGTAGTCTTTTAGTACTAGGAGTTCTATTTTTCCATTGATAAATCGTGTTTTTAGGTATATTTAATTCTTCTTCCAATTGAGTTATACTTATGCCTCTTTTATGAGCTAATTCCTTTATTCTATCTAGTAAATTCATTTTCGCACCTCACAAGCTACGAAAACACTAATAAAAAAATTAGTTAAAGGTGTTGAAAACTAATAAAAGTGTTAGTATACTGTTTTCGTAAGCTAAAATATTAGCTAAAAAGACTTGATAACTAATAAACACTTCACGGTCGGCAAACTCTGAAATGTAAATTACTAGGCATTTCTGTGTCTTATTTAGCTATGTCTATATACTAATAAAAATATTAGTTGTTGTCAACGATTTAGCTAATTTTTTAGCTTACAAATTATTTTTTATAAAGGAGCTATTTTTATGTCTGAGAATTTAGACTTAAAAATTCGAGCGGAGATGAGAAAAAGAAGAATGACTTTCAAAGAACTAGCTGCGCTTGTTGGTATTTCAGGAGCTTATTTATCAGATATTCTAAACGGCAATCGCGATGGAAAGAAAGCACAGCAGCATATTGAAACTGTAAAAGATATTCTAGGAATTCGATAGGGAGGAAGCAACATGAACCAGGAACTAATCAACAAAAGCGAGCTAGATTCATTACTTGTAGGATATGTGCCTAAACGCTATCTGACTCAAAAAGAAGCAGTTCATTATACAGGAACGTCAGCAGGAACTATTAACGAATGGGTAAAAAAAGGGTTGAAAGTAATCATCTTCGGTGAAAATAGCCGTCCGAAATACGACATCAAAGATATTGATGAATTCATGTCGAAATATAAAGTTTAAGGAGGTAAGTGGATGGGAAAATTTAACAGAGCATTAGTATTCAGCGCACCGCTAATCATCTACGCTTTAGGACTTTGGGGAAGCAGGCAAGCGTTGATAGGAACGATTGTTTACATGGTTTGGATTTTTATGGGGCTGGATGAAGCTGAGTACAGAGCGAAAAAGCCAGTCGGGAGGGACTGACTAATACAGTATCACAAGAATATTAAGTGGAGGAGCAGAAAATATGACTACAGATGAACGAATTGCAAAAGCATTAGAAAGCATAGCAAATAGCCTTAGCACTTTGGCAGAAGATACTAAGGCAAATAAAGAGCTAAAAGAAACACTTATTACAAACGTCAATAGTATGCAAAAAGCAATTGAAAGACTGCAAAGTGATCCTTTTGGATTAAATGAAAGGGATTAACGATTTCACTTTAACAGCAAAATCAAGAACTTTGCTGGCATCGTCTTTAAACTTTGATTCCATTTTTGAAATTGCGAGCGGGGTCAAAGAAACATTGTAATAAACGTCGCTTGCCATTGTTGCATTCAAAAAATTATTATCTTTCAATTCTTTAATTGTAAAGCGGACATCTTCTGGTAACCACGCAGGCATAATCTTTTCGTGGATAGAATCAGATTTACCAAAGTTTATAGCAACTGATTTTGAATCGCCATTTTTACGACGTTGAATGTATTCAGCATACATTCTTGAAAGTAAGTATTTTGCATCATTAGTCAAATCATCCATATATTTTTTTCACCACCTTTTTATATTTCGACAGACCACTTGCCGATAAAAAAAATTATATCAAAAGGAGAGAAATAAGAATGCAAGAATTAGTAATTTTGAAAAATAAAGAAGCTGTGACTACGAGTTTGCAAGTTGCAGAAAGTTTTGAGAAAAAGCATCAACATGTTTTAAGAGATATTGATGCACTGAAAAAAGATGTGTCCAATTTTGGACAGATGTTTTCTGAAGGTAATGAGCCAGATTCCTACGGAAGAAATCGACGAGTTTTCTTCATTAGCAGAGATGGATTTTTCTTGTTAGCTATGGGATTTACAGGAAAGAAAGCTATTTACTTCAAACAAAAATACATTGAAGCATTCAACGAAATGGAAGATGTTATTCGCAAGAATACTGTTCCTCAAACAATTGAAGACATGATGATCTACCAACTAGAAGAAATGAAAGATGTTAAAAAAGATGTTTCCATGCTTAAAGATACTATGCGAATTAGCGGACAACAAGAGTTTGAAATTAAGCAAAAAGGAAATATGAAAGTTATGGAAGTTCTAGGAGGCAAAGAAAGCCGAGCTTATGAAGAAATCAGTAAAAAAGTATTCTCAAAATTTTGGTCTGAATTTAAACGTACCTTTTCAATCCCAAGATATGGCGAGTTACCTCGTAAGAGATTCGATGATGCTGTTTCATTTATTGAAATGTGGTTACCAGAAACTGCGATCCGCATGGAAATCGATCAACTGAACAGACAACAAAGACTTTTCGGTGATGAAAATGAATAGAGCTGAAGCGCTAAGAATAGGGACGGTAATTGCTAATCGCTGGTGGAGACACAATAAACCAAGCATCCTAAGCCAACAACATATTGATAAGCAAAAAGCTTGGCAACAAATAAAAAAGTGACTCTGCCGGCAAGCAAAGAGTCACAAAGAAAACACATCATAAGGAGATTTTAGCATATGGAAAAAGAACTTTCCACTCTAGATCAATATTTGATTGATCCTGATTGGGGCAAGCCGAAAATTGAGGAAACAAGTGGTCGAAAAATCAGACGAAATCTTTTGACGAATGAAGAACTAGCTTGTGATCAAGATGATTTAGGTAACCTTGTAACTATTTGGGATCATGTTTATCTTATCCATCTATCGAAGCATTCGAATAAACCTGAATATATTTACGTCATCGAAGATGGCTTGATTGATGCGCTAGAAGAGTACGACAGAGATAACTTGATTGATATCTCTTATTACGGACCAGGTAAGAAATACATTGCTGAAATGGAGGCAGAATTTGATGAGTGAAATCAAAGGGGCAACGAACTTTGAAAAACTTTTTAGTCGCAAGTTAAATAAAATACTCAAGAAAAAAGGAAATTTTGATTATTTATCTTGGGCTCACGCATGGGAGATTATGAAAAAGAATGATCCACAGGCAACGGTAACTATTAATGAGTATAAACACTACAGAGTTGTTTCTGGAACTCATCAAGACTTTCTTGTTGAGGAATACAAACCTTTTCTTATGGACGAAACAGGGACTTATGTATCTGTCTCAGTAACGGTTAAAGGACACACGGAAACCGAGTTATTTCCTGTTTTAGATTATCGAAACCAACCAGTTGTTAAACCAAATGCTATGCAAATCAATAACTCATTGAAGCGATGCTTTGTGAAAGCATTGGCTCTACACGGACTGGGATTATATGTATTTCAAGGGGAAGATATTCCAACACCACCTAGAATCGATACAAAGAAATTAAACATGCTAGAGACGATTCTAGAAGCTTTCAATGAGCAGATGGGTAAAGATATGACCAAAACCTTAATTGAATATGTTAATGAGCAGACAGATAAATTAGGGCTCTTAGCGGATAACGTTGAAACTATTGAACAGTTAAGCTATGAGCAATGCGCCTTGATGGAGCGAGCAATAGCAGCTAAGAGAAAAGAATTGGATAAGAAGTGATATGAGTGTTTAAACCACTAATAGATTCATACTCGGCGGTACTAAAGAAATTTAAAGGTAACGACATTGGTGCAACAATCAACGAAGAAGTAAATATCGAACGGCTGAAAACGATGTATGACGGCTATGATGGCGATCGAATCATTGAAATTCGTTTTATTGATCCACGTCGGTTCACCGTACAGCAACGAAACTTCATCTATGCACTCATAGGCGATATTTTCATCGATACAGGCATGCCAACGGACTTCTGGAAGGAATTCTTCTACTTCCGTTTTGAAGGTGTCACAGGGCGCAAAATAAGCCTCAAAGACGAATCGAGCACAACCGTGAGTGATGCCAATATCTTAGCGAATATCATCCTAGATTTTATCTTTGAACATCATATTCCTTTCAAAGAAGGTTATGAGATTTTACCAGCGAATCAAGAATATTACTTCTACAAATGCATCACAAAAAGAGTCTGCTGCATCTGTGGCAAAGCAGGAGCTGATATTGATCACTTTGACAAAGCTTTAGGAAGACGAAAGCGCAAAGAAGTTGATCATTCAGAGTACACATTTGCAGCACTCTGCAGAATCCATCATACGGAGAAGCACAAAATAGGTGTGATCAATTTCAAAAATAAGTATCAAATCAAAGGCATTAAGTTAAACCAGGAGACAATCAAAAAGTTAAATATCGGAGGATAAGGAAAAGGTGGTATTGAATTGTCAGACAAACAAAAGAAACGCTATTACTGGCTTAAATTAAAAGAAGATTTTTTCGAAGAAGATACCATCGAATGGTTGGAAGAACAACCGAATGGTAAAGAATATTGTTTATTTTATCTGAAACTCTGTCTTAAATCTCTAAAGACAGAAGGAATACTAGTTAGAAATGTAGGTAATCTGATGATACCTTACGATCCCGAATCTCTAGCAAAACTAACAAATTCAAATACGGACACAGTGAAAGTCGCTATGGATTTATTCAATAAAATCGGACTAATAAAAATACTGGACAGCGGAGAGATATATCTAAATCAGCTAAGTGAATTAGTAGGATCAGAGACTGAATACGCTAGGCAAAAACGAATCCAAAGAGCAAGGGAGGACAATGTCCAGAAGTTGTCTGGAAAAGGTCGCCTAGAGATAGAGTTAGAGAAAGATATAGATATAGATAAAGAAGAAAAGAAAGGTAAGTATTCTGACGAACACTTACGCCTTGCTAAAAAAATGCAAAGTAATTTAACTGAAGATTTTCCAAAAGAAATGAACAAAGTAGATATCGAAAAATGGGCAGACGCAATCAGGTTGATGGAAGAAAGAGATAAAGCCTCTATAGAAGCGATTGAGTATGTGATCAATTGGCTACCTACAAATGAATTTTGGTTTGGAAATATTAGAAGTGCTAAGAAATTGAGAGAAAAATTTGAGAAGCTCAAATTCGAAATCAAAGCAGACAAGAAAAATCATAAAAAGCAAAGTCAAAAACTACAGTACAGCAATCCTAGTGAATATGACGACTTGCCAATTTAAAAAGGAGATGCATCACATGGAAAGCCTAGCAAATGCTATGGAGAAGCTAATAAGAAGAGTATTAGTGCAAAGCGGAAAATGTCCAGAATGTAGCGAACCTTTGTATAGTTGGCGAGCTAAAAATAAGGATGGTTCAGAACGTTGTAAACCAACATGCATGAGTTGTGGTTATAAAGCGTTACGTGTGAAAGAGGATATACAGACCGAAAGGATATATAACGACAGCTTAAAAGCACGAGCTTTGAGTTTTTTTCAAAATGGTTCGGTATTAACAGATAAAACTTTGTTTAAATGCAAAATGGAGAATTATCACGTAGTGGACCAAGAAACGAAAATTGCTTTAGAAAGAGCTAAAAGCTATGTAAATGATGTCCTACTGAACCATCCTGCACATTTCATTCTATCAGGGAAATCAGGAAGCGGAAAAAGCCACTTGTCAATGGCGACAGCTTGGGAAATACTTGAGCGCTCAAATTATGACAAGAAAATACTTTTTATAAGCTATCAAGAGTTATTAGAGCAAATAAAGTTTTCTTATAACAATGCTGAACTGAGAAAAGAAATTGAAGGATCGCTTATAGCCGATATTAAAACAACTGATTTGGTGGTTTTTGACGATATTGGAGCTGAATTAGGTAGCGGGGTATCAAATAGTAGGCAGTTTACAAACAATACGTTAAACACGCTCTTGGAAGCCAGACAGAACAAGGCAACGATCATCACAACAAACTTATCTGGTCCCGAACTAAGAGAAGCCTACGGTGAAAGAATTGTTTCTAGGATATTTAAGAATTCAGAAGGTTATGCGCTGAAATTCCAACAAACAGCAGACAAGCGCATAAAACCAGTGAAAGGTAGTATCGCATGAATAAATACCGTAATAAAAAAACTGTTCATCGAGGTATCAAGTTTGATTCTATCGCAGAAGCAGAGTATTACGATCTAGCCTTGTGGCAAGCTGAAGCGAATGGCTGGAAAGTAAAACTTCAGGAAAGATTTGAGCTGATGCCGAAATTTGAACTAGACGGAAAGAAGTATCGCAAGATCGAGTATATTCCCGACTTCACATTTTATAAAAACGGCAAACTTGTCAAAGTAGTAGATGTTAAAGGAATGCAGACAAAAGACTTTAAGATCAAGGCAAAGTTGTTCTGTCATCAATATCAAGTGCCGTTGATATTAGCCAAAAAATATCGGAATACGTTCAAGGAAGAGCGTTTTTAAAGAGGTGGTCTATCATGACAACAAAAGAAGTGATTCAAATGCGTATTCGAAGCATTCAACGTGAGATTGACGATCTGGAACGAACAAAGGCAGTGATGGTCAATGAAACGGCAAGGAAGGCAATCGATTTACACATAGTGAATTTAAGAAGGGAAATTCGTAGATTGGAGGAATGAGAGTGGATAAGAAAGCAGCAATGAAACGAATCATTGAACTGACACATTCTGAGAATTGGCAAGAAGACAAAGAAATAGTTGCAGAAGTCCAAAAGCTCGGTAAATCAATGTGGACTGAAAAGCCTAAACGGAAAACGCCGAGAAAAATTGCAATCTGGCATGGTGATCGAATTCTAGTAACAGGTACTGCTGAACAGTTATCTGAAATTACTGGTCTGAGCAAAAACATCATCTGGGATAGAGCTAGGAGCTTATGGATTGATTCAAAGGGGCGACAGTTTAGGTATGTGGAGGAGAAAAAATGCTAGACATGAGAATCGAAGATTATCGAATTACCAGTGATTCTAGAAACATTGTCTTATCGAAGGTAAGACGAGACGAAGAAGGAAACATCCGCTACACAGAAACAAAAGAAGAATCACGAGCAGATATCGGATACTTTCAAACTGTCTCATCGTGTTTAAAGGCGATACAACGCGATTACGTGTTAAGTGAAGAAAGAACGATAAAAAGTATTATCGAGTACAAGAAAGCGTTAGAAAACATCACTAGACAGTTTGAACAGGCATGTGAGATTGAGGAGGAGAAATAATGGATCTCATTACACAATACAGTGACATCATCCTCAAGAAAATCATGATGAAGATTCAGAAAGATAAAAAATCAAAAGAACGAGCGGAATTAGTTAAGTTGGAAATGGCTGAAACAGGAGCAGGAGTGCGAAGTAGCAGGCATTGGAAAGCAGCAGCAAACATTGAATTTTATTACAACGAAATTCAAAAAGGGTTCGATCAGATGCGTGAGCTGGATCGGCAAACAAATTGGAGCAAGAAACTTCATCAAGATCGTTTCAAATTTGTAGAAAAGTATAGAGAGATACTAGACGAATATATGGAGGAACAGCGATGAATAAACAAATAGAAGAACCGCAGAAGTCAGTTGTGCCACAATCCATAGCGGTATTAATAGAAAAATACAAAGAAGATGATGTACAGCTAACTGATATTCTTGTTTGTTTTAAGGATTGGTCAGAATCAGAAGAAGGTGATTACAGAGATGAGATTAGTTGGGTAGTTGCAAATCCAGAGACGTTCATGCGTGCTTGGCTAATTGGCTACGAGGTCGAGAAAGAGCCACAGTACATGGTCCCATTGCTAACAGACAAAGAAGGTAACAAAAAGATACTTGTCGAGCGTAGGGAGAGTACGACATCATTTGGGATTATGAGAATGAGGACGACTGGCATGAGTTGCTGACTGAAGAACAGATTAAGTCAGTGAATCCTGATTATTGGAAGTTTGCGGAGCTTTATGAGGTTAGTGAGGATGAAAAGGAATGATCTACTCATATGTCTTTGTAATGCTTTTCGTTTTTAAGCGGGTAATTATTTTAAAGGAAAATAAAAAGCCAATCCAACGATTGGCTAAGATCATTTCTTCTTATCTATAAAGAAGAGAATCAATATATAGAAAATGATAGAACACACCAAACCTTTTAAATAAAAGTTATATTGGTGAACTGATTCTGCGTAGGAATACTCAATAATTCGTGAAATAAAGTAAAACACAGGAGCAGAGCAAAAAAGTAAAAAAATATCGTATTTGTTCCATTTGGTAAAGAACCATAAAAAGATGAGAACATCGAAAATAGGAATCCAAAACAATAGTTTGCTTAATAGTATCAAAATACCATCTCCTAGTTCTCCCACATATTTGATATAGTAGCACTTTCGAAAGCAAGGAAAATGAAAGTATAATAATAAAATCGATAGTTATTTGTAATAAAACAGGTAGATAGAATAAATACTGTAGATACTAAAACAGACAGCCGACCACTGACTGCCTATATAAGAGTATTGAAATAAAAAGCTGCTGATATAATAAATTCGACAAGTTTATTATATCACATAAAGGAGCGGTTTGACTTGATGCAATTGTTACGAGAGGTAGATTTCAAACAGACAAGATGTAATGCGAGAGATGTGCTGAAGAACTTTCGGCGCTTGGAGCGGATGGCAGGTCGCTCTTTGATAGATATTAAGTCTCCTATCATAACCGATATGCCGAAGGCACCGAAGCACGGCAATAAGGCAGAGGATGCGATCATTCAGATGATGGATATAGAAGCGGAGAGAGACGCGATTTTAGCGGCTTTGATGGCTCTTAGTCTGATTAGCCGCCAGATACTCTACTACAGTTTTTGTGACGTAAATAAGCACTCTAATTATGAAATAGGTCAATTGATACGAGGATATGGAGAGAAGAACGTAGAGAAGCTGAAATCCATCGCGTTGATCGAATTTGCAGAAGCGTACAAAAAAGGCGTGTTAGTTCAGTATCGTTGATTTTGTAGGGTTTTTGTAGGGATAGTGTAGGGTTTTTGAGTGTTTTAACGTGATATTATGATAGTGTCGAAAGATTAGGAAACAGGATCGACAAAATAAAATGTAAGGGAGGAAATCTCCCTCATCGTTTAATTAAGCTTCGATAGACAGCAGTGAATACTAACAAGGATGTGAACTCAACTCTTGCAGAATTGTTCGTACACTGTTGTCTATTAATATTATTTCGAGGAGGCACATTATGGAAAATGGATTAGTTGCAGCATATGAGAATATGGATCGTGATCAATTGATCAGTGTAATCACTCAGCAAAAAATGGAAATTAATGAACTTGCTGCGGTTGGCAAAGCTTACAAGCAGCATTTGGAAGAAACTATTGAGTATCGTTCAGTAGAGAAATATCGAAATTTAAAAAAATAGAGAAGCAGATGATACTGCTCCTCATGGTAATCAACCTCTGTGGCAATTAGGGCAACAGTAGTAACAGCCATCAAATTCTGAAGAAGGATTTAATGTTTTGATTGCTCGTATTGCTTCTGTACAGTTAGAATAGTAACCGAACTCTACTTGGTTCTTTTTCTCAGGGAGACGATGACATGTACTTTGGTGCACCTCGTGGCGACCTTTGTCATCTTGATTTTGGTTAGCAATGTAATATGGCATATGAATAGCTCCTTTCGTCTATTTCAGCGGACCACTCGCTGATAATTAAAATTATACACTATGTACACTTATTCACAATATGATGATGTCGATGTGTCGAAAAGGCTAGACGCTATGGATGAGTCCTATTCCTACAACTTTGTTTAGTTCTTTAAAGCTTGATTTCTTGCAGTGATTTTAGCAACTAATGTGGGTTTAGAGGAGAGCCAGAAGTCAAGGCTATTTAGGTTGTTAGTATATAGAGATGCCTTTTATATGAGTGATTATTTTGATGTTTGAGAACGTCACACAGATCTAAATTTGTATTGTATAATTAATAAATAAGGAGGTGAATAAAATGGAAAAATTAATCTTAACAAAAATTAAAAATGGGGAAGATGTTACAAAGGAAGCTTTGGGGTTAAGTCCAGAGGAATATGATGTTATCCTTGGCAAATTATACAACGAAGGATATATTACTAAGCCAACAAGAGGCGCGAATGTTTATATTAGCCTAGCAGGATGTGCAATAACAGAAAAAGGATTACGTTACATTAATCAACATTAAACATTACCTAAAAGACTTCCATTGAAGTCTTTTATTATTTTGATTAGATGTCAATCAAAAATAAAAACTCTAAATATTCACAGTTTATTTGTTGACTGATTGCTGTTTATTACTACATATGAGACCACTCGTTGAGTGGTCTTTTTATTTTATATAAAGGAGGTAACAACAATGTATAGACCACAATACTTAGAACAGAAGTATGAAGTAATCACTGTGCAAAACGGTAACGGTGAGATAGTACGAAAGTATAGAAGACCAATAAAGAGCGATACATACAAACGAAAGGAAAGCAATGAAGTTATTCCATTGTATGGCAAAAGAATAGCTAAGCATTAAATAAGATTGCGAAAGGAGACGGAATATGACCGAGGAATTCTATAGATGGCTATTACAGTTGATAAGAGAAGATCGTTTAGTTAAGTTCTATCAGTCTCCTAAATGGCGCAGGCTTAGAGAGAAAGCGATGAAACGAGATCACTATGAATGCCAAGAGTGTAGAAGACTAGGTAAGTATCATAGAGTAGAAAACGTTCATCATATAAAGGAAGTCAAGGATAGACCTGACTTAGCTTTAGATTTAGATAATCTTATTTGTTTATGTGTTGAACATCATAATGAAGTTCATGGCAGATATCTTACAGCATTGGATAAACAAGAGAAGAAGATAGAAAGCTTTGCTAACTTCGATGCAAGTGAAAGGTGGTAAGTGCATGGTCATCAATGACAATGGCAGAGAGTATGACACAGAGAAGATTGAAGAGTATTCATCTTATACTCAGGGAGTAATTAAACGTTTGATATACGTTCGCTATGTAGTCATCAGAGATCTGTTATCAGATAACTGCTGTAGCAAATACAAAGTGAATCAAGTAAGAGAAGCGTTGAATAAAGATAATAACGTTGAAAGAATAAAAAATGTTTTTGGATATAGCATTGAAGAGATTAATTACTACATTGACTTCGCTGAAGCTTTCATTCCGATGGTGAGATAACCCCCCCTTAAAATAAATCGCAAATTTTTTGGGGGTGATGAAACGGATGGGGCTGTCAGGAAAAGAGATTTTTTCGAACTTTATCATGAAAGGAGGGCTAAAATGTTTAAAAACGAATTGTCTCAAAATCGCTACAGAGAAAAATTACGCCGCTCTTTAATAAGCCAATTGGAAAGTCAGAAAACAAATATTGAGCCATTCTTAGATAATGTTGATCGTTATATCAGTTTATGGGAAACGGCGATATCACTGGAAGAAGATATATCCGAGAACGGCATTAGATTGGAGAATGGTAAAAAGAATGAATCAGTAGCGTTGCTTGTTTCTGTCAACAAACAAATGGGATTGATGTTGGATAAACTTGCCATTACTCCTGAATTGGTAGGTGAAGCAAATGAATCAATTCCTGAGTTATAAGCATATTGAAAATTGGTTCAAAGCTATAGAAGAAGACACTATCAAGGTATGCAAAGAGCAATTATTGCTAAAAAATTATCTAGAAGAAAGAGTCTTTACTAGAGAAGATATTTACTTCGATAAGCAGATGGTAGAGGATTCAATCAATATACCAGCACAATACTTTCCATTCGAATTAATTCCGTGGGAAAAATTTCTACAATGTTTTATTTATGGTGTTCGATGGAAAAAAGATAAAACACTAGTGTTCAATAGATATCTTTCATTAATGGGACGTGGTAATGGTAAAACTGGTTTTGCTTCTTGGAACAACTTCTTTCTACTAACCGCTAAACACGGTATTAAAAATTATGATATTGATATCTATGCCAATAATGAAAGCCAAGCAAAGACTAGTTTTGATGATGTATTTAAAGTAATTAAAGATCATCCTGATTTAGATAAAAAAGTATTTAAAGCTACGAAGGAAGTTATTCAAAATATCGCTACAAATAGCAAACTTCGTTATAACACAGCAAACGCTAGAACAAAAGACGGGAAGCGACCAGGTGCAAACCGCTTTGATGAAATTCACGAAAATGAAGATTATTCAATGATAAATGTGGCTACTTCTGGTGGTGGTCCGCTTGATGACATTATAGAAGAATCAAAAATGATTCTTTCTGGAGAACTTGGAATTGACAAGGATGGAGCAGAATTTTCTAGTTTGTTTCCATTTATTTGTCGCTTGGATAACGATAATGAAGTTGATGATCCCGACATGTGGGAAAAAGCTTGTCCAACTATTAATTACAATGCAGATTTAAAACGGAAAATGTTTCAAGAATACTCTCAAATGCAACGTAATGCTGGTTTAAGACTTACGTTCATGACAAAACGAATGAACAGACCTATGGAAGATACACGATTTGCTGTTGCTTCATATGATGATGTTCTGCATACGAAAGAAAAAGAATTTCCTGAAAAAATGGATGAAGTGATAGGAACAGTCGATTTTGCTGATAGACGAGATTTTGCCAGCGTTGGGTTGCTAGGAAAATATGATAAAGATGTTTATTTTACACAACATACTTTTATCCACGAATCAGCCCTTCGATTACAAAACATCAAACGAGAGGTTATAGATATTTCTATAGATCAAGGAAAATCACAGATCGTTCATGGAAAAAATATAGAAGCTGATTATATTGTAGGTTGGTTTCTTGAAATGAGTAATAAATATTATATTAAAAAAATCGCTATGGATATGTACCGTGCAAAAATATTGAAGCCCGCTTTAGAAGAAGCAGGTTTTACTGTGGAAATTGTTCGAAGCGGATCTGTTACACATGGTATGTTAAAAGATCTGGTTGATGACCTTTTTATTAATCAACGTTTATTTTTTGGTGACGATGCGATTATGCGTTGGTATTGCATGAATGTATATGAAGAGCATATTTCTAATGGAAATATACGCTATGAAAAAATAGAACCTGAAACTAGAAAAACGGATGGCTTTTTTTCATTCCTTCATGGTTTGAATTTTTTAGATGATATTTATGATTCTGCTCCTGTAACAGTCACAAATAGCTCAGTAGAAAATACAGGAACTGGATTTACTCCTCTAGTATTCTAACTTGAAAGGAGGTGAGAAAGTGGGGATTTTTCAAAAGGCGGTAGGATACTTCACAAAAAAAGCAACAGTTCCTTTAGAAGAATATTTTTGTAAATTGCAAGTTGATTTTGTGTATCGAAAATTTGCAATTGAAACTTGTATTGATTTGATTGCAAATGCGATGAGCAAAGCGGAATTCAAGTCATATGAAGATGGAAAAAATAAAAAGAATGATCTTTACTATAGGCTGAATGTAGCTCCTAATAAGAAAAATAATGCAACAGAATTTAGAAAAAAACTGATTAGGAGATTAATATTCTACAATGAAGTATTGATCGTTTCTCCATCTAATAATTCTAGCGAAATATTTATTGCGGATAGTTGGGATGTCACAGAATATGCATTGAAAGATGATGTGTTTTCTCAAGTGCAAATTAACAACATAGTCCTTGATAGAGAATTTCTAGAAAGTGATGTTATCTATATAAAATACGCAGATCAACAAATTAGGCAACTAGTCGATGCGTATTATCAAGCGTATGGGAAACTCATTTCTAGTGCCATGAATGTTTACAAGCGTTCTAACGCTCGTAGATACGTACTGAAAGGGAATTTATTCCGATCGCAAGACAATACAACACAAGATCAAATCAATAAAATGATGACATCACAATTTAAGGCTTTTATGGAAGCTGATAATGCAGGTGCGGTATTTCAATTACAAAATGAGTACACATTAGAAGATTTCAGCGGAAACTTTCAAAGCAATTCAAGAGATATAAAAAACTTAATAGACGACATCTTTGAGATGACAGCAGCAGCGTTTCACGTTCCGAAAAACCTACTAAAGGGAGACATGAGTGGGTTATCGGATCAAGTGGACGCTTTTTTAATGTTCGAAATCATTCCAATTGCTGAACTTATTCAGGATGCGTTTAACGCTAGTCTTTATGAAGCAGAAGAATACTTGTCAGGGAATTTTGTACGTGTGGATACAACTATGATCAAGATTACTAGCTTCAAAGATTTGGTTGACGCTATTGATGTAGGCATTAGAAATGGGGTATTTACAATCAACGAAGGAAGAGAACGCGTTGGAAATGATCGCTCTGATAAGGCGATGGCAGATGAAATATTTATAACTAAAAACAACCAACAAGTATCGAAAGGAGGTGAGGCGAATGACGACAATGAAAACATTTCTAGCAGTAAAGAATGAAGGCACAGTACCGCAAATTTTTATTCAGGGATTTATTGGTTCTAGTTGGTTCTTTGAAGGGAATACTGACAAGGGAATCAAAAATATTTTGGATAGTCTAGGTGATCAAGAAGAAATTGAAGTAGTGATTAATTCAAACGGTGGAGACGTATTTCAAGGGATTGCTATTGGGAACTTACTTAAGTCAAATAAAGCAAAAGTTAACGTTGTGATTAACGGCTTAGCCGCTAGTGCTGCTTCAATTATCGCAATGGCTGGCGATACTATAAAAATCTACAACAATGCACAATTGATGATTCACCGCGCTTCCACATATGGAGAAGGAAATGTCGATGATTTCCGCACGATTGCTGATCAATTGGAATCAATTGATAAATCGGTAAAGGCTTCATATAAAACAAGATTCAACGGCACAGATGAAGCATTGCAAGAACTTCTTGAAAAAGAATCGTTTATGGATGCAGAAACAGCTTTGAGTTACGGATTGGTCGATGAAATTATCGATGCAGAAAATAGCGCAGGTACTGAAACTAAGAAAGAACAAAGCGTTGAAGAAATTTTGAATGACGTTGAAGAAAAAAGAGCAGAAAAAATTGCTGCATTTACAGCAGCATTAAATAAAACATTTGGACAAGGAGATGCAAAATAATGACAGTTAAAAATTTAAAAGGTGTAACAGCTGCAAGCGACCAATTGATGAAAGCTTTTAAAGATGGTAACGAAGAATCTTTTAGCGCAGCTATGGTAAGTTTATCTAAGGAAATTCAGGATAAAATTTTAGAAGAAGCAACAGCAAAAAATCAAGATCAATTAGTATTAATGAACCGTGGTCAGCGTGTATTAACTACACAAGAAACAAAATTCTATAACGAAGTGGTGAATAACGAAGGTTTTGCAGGGGTTGAAGAATTAGTACCAGCTACTGTATTTGAACGCGTATTTGAAGATCTAGAACAATCTCATCCACTATTGCAAAAAATTACTTTTGTTAACACAACTGGTGTAACAGAATGGATTGTGTCACGTGGAGTCAATCCAGCATGGTGGGGTAAACTTTGCGAAGCTGTTAAAAAAGTTTTAGATAATGGCTTTGACGTAATTAACATGAAGCAGTTCAAGCTATCAGGTTATATTCCTGTATGTAAGGCAATGCTTGACTTAGGTCCAGTATGGTTAGATCGTTATGTCCGTACTGTTTTAGTAGAATCATTGAGAATTGCATTAGAACAAGCAATTGTTGATGGTACTGGTAAAGATATGCCAGTCGGAATGATGCGTGACATGAGCAAACAAACTAGCGGAGAATATGCTGAAAAAACAGCAGAACCTATTACAGCTTTAGATGCTGCAACTATGGGCGGTTTGATGGCACGACTATCAAAATTCAATATCGAAGGTGTAGATGATCCGATTTATCGTAATGTGAATCCTTCTGATGTGGTCCTAATTGTGAATCCAACTGATTACTGGTCTAAAGTATTCCCAGCTAAGACTGTACTAACTGCTAATGGAGAATATGTACAAGTATTGCCAGTACCAGTTTCAGACTTGCAGTCAACAGCTGTGCCAGAAGGAAAAGCAGTTATTGGGGTAGCTTCAGATTACTTTATGGGTGTAGGATCTACGCTGAAAATTGAAGCTTCAGATGAATACCATTTTGTTGAAGACGAACGCATTTATCTAGCTAAACAATATGCAAACGGTCAACCTAAACGTAACGATAGTTTCATTGTATTAGATATTAGCGCTTTGGGAACTACTACTACAACTACAAAACCAACAACCACAACAACTACAACACAAGCGTAGGTGATCAGAATGAAGTATATTCTTTGTCAGCCGGCAATCAATCGGTTTAAATGGGAGCTTGAAGTTTGTTTAACTAATCTGAAGAAACTAGGAATCAAAGATATCGTATTGCTTTTCAGCAGACACGATGATCAGATTCCTATTTTTTTTGAGAAGGAATATGGCGTTGAAGTTCATGTGTACGATGATCTGCGGGACGACAAAGAGTATATTCCTTCGATTAAACCATATTTATGGTGGAAATATTTAGAAGAAGATCATTCGCGTGAGGACGACCGATATTTCTATATCGATTCGGATGTCATTTTCAATAAAAGAATTAATTTGCGCAAATTGCCTTCTAAAAATGATGTTTGGTATTGTAGCGACTGCTGTAGTTATCTAAGTCTTGATTATATTAGAAGCTGTGAAAACGGAGAAAAGATTCTAAAAGATATGGCAAATATTGTAAATGTTACAGTAGAATCTTTGGAAACTATAAACACTAATTCAGGAGGCGCACAGTGGGTTATTAACCGTCCTAAAGCGAATTATTGGAAAAAGGTTTATCTAGATTCTAATCGGCTATATCGCTACCTTAGAGGGCAAAAAACAAATATACAAATCTGGACAGCCGAGATGTGGGCACAGCTTTGGAACATGATGTATTTCAATATTGGTCCTAAAGTTCACGAGGAATTAGACTTTTGTTTTGCTACTGATCCAATAGAAAAAGTTAAAGAAGTAAAAATCTTGCACAATGCTGGAGTAACAACAGCTGACGAAGATTTATTTTTCAAAGGGAGATATGTGACTTCCACGCCTTTTGATGAAGATTTATCATTTGTAAACAAGAAAAAATGCTCTTACGCATATGCTAAAGCAATTAAGGCGGTGGTTAGATGACGCCTGAACAAGTGACTGAAGAATTGCTAACAGCTGTGAAGGATAATATTTACGTTACCTGGAACGAAGAAGATGAGTCAATTAAAAAGATGATAGCTAAAAATGCTGTTTATCTTCAAAGTAAAGTGAGTACAACTCTTTCTTTTTCTCCTGAAAGCTTAGAATACGGATTGCTAATCGAAAGATGTAGATACGACTGGAATCGTGCTTTAGATGAGTTTGAACAAAATTTCGCTAGTGAGTTATTAGGTTTCATTCAACATTATGCGCTACAAGAATATATTGCAGGTGATGGGAATGGCGAATAATCGTAGACTCGAAGAAACGTTCAACGATGGTTGGTTAAAGATTTTGACGCAAACCACAAAAAGAAATGAATTAGGAAAAAAGATTGGTGTAGAAGATACAGAAATCACTTCTTTAAAATTTAGAAATCTTTCCATGAGAGATAGTGATATAACATCTATGGATGCGATGGGATCGAAATTAACTAAGAAAGTAAAGACTCCATTTCATCCAATCGCCAAGAAATTTAATAAAGATCAATATTTTATTGTAATCGATAGTATGCGTTACAACGTTATCTATGCCGATTACGATAATTTTTATATCTATTTTTATCTTGAAAGTGTGGGTGAATATGGTGATTGATAATTCTAAAGAAAAAGAACGTTTAAATAAGCAAATTTCTGCTATCAAAACTTCCTTAGAAGAACATTTTAAGCTCAAACTCTTTCAAGACTCTGTTGGCGAGGATGAGCTACCTGATGATTTTAATTACTTCATTCTCGAAACAGGAGAAATAGAAATGATCACTGAACCAAAATATAGCGTGGGTCAAAATCTATATCTAACTTTCTATTCAGAAAATAGAGAAGATTTAACAGGAGATTCACTAGATATTATTTCATTGATTCAAAATCGGTCGATTCGTTTTCAGAGAATGGATCCCAACCATTTAAAACTAGAAAATCAAGATCGCTATATCGATCAATTGGTATTTACGTTTAGACGATTATTGAAGAGTGATTGTCATGGCTAAAAATAGTTGGGAGCTAAAAATAAATGGACATGATGAACTTCTTGTGCGGATGGAACGCTATTCAAGCGAGAGCGAACGACTGATTAACGAAGCATTGAAATCAAAAGGTTCAGATATTGCAGTGGATAGGATTACGGAAAAAATTCCTGTTTCTGAAGCAGATTTAAGAAGAGGACACCAACACGCAAAAAATAGTCGTCCACTTAAGACTCAATATATTAATTTGGGTTTCATCATTAGACCTACAAGAAAATTTGAGTATTTAAAATATCCTGATTTGGGGATAGGTACTTCTAAAAGAAATCAGCCAGACGAATTTATGAGAAGAGGATTAGGTCTTGCACTTGATCCAATTACAGAACTTCTGATTCGTCAATTCGATAAATTAAATAAATAGGGGGAACAACAATGGCTAAAACAACAACTGTAGTAACAACGTTCGATAACGTGAGTATCAAACGAATTGCTTTTAATTTTAAGAACGCAGAAAATGCAATCGCAACAGATTGTAACGGACAATTAGATGGCGAAACAGAAATGCAAACGGTGGTTAAAAAATGTGGAGCGACAGAAGTAAAATCAAAATCTAAACCAATCAATATGACGGTAACAATTACTGCACATGTACCGATGGAAGTTTATCGACGTTTCAATGGATTGAAACAAGATGAACGTATTAAACCAGGCATTTACTCTTACGGTCCTGATTCCGTAGGCGAAGATTTCTCACTTGCTGCAGAGATCGTGGATGACTTCGAAGAAAATAGCAAGTTAGTTGGTATGTTAGCATGCACTTCAAATACAGGATTAACATTCTCTATTGAAAATGGCGCGGATGAAGTAGCTGCGTTAGAACTAGAAACAAAAGTTATGCAAGATGAATTTGGTAAATTCTATCATGAAGCAATTGTTGCAGAACTTGAAGAAGACTTAACAGATCAATGGATGACAAATCTATCTGCTGATGTGATTAAAAAGAGTTCAACAACCACTACTACAACGACTCAAGCTTAAACATAAAACGGAGGTAGCAAAATGAACGAAGATTACTCAAAAATTGAACTAAACGATGGAACAATTTTGAATTTAGAACCTAAACTGAATATCAAGAAATTATTGATGATCAATAGAGATTTTAACACAGACGAGTTTGCAAAAATGACTGTGGGAAAAGGATCCATGGATATTTCTGTTATTCAAGGTGCAAAGGCTGTGTATATTGCTTACCGCCAAGCGAACATGACTGATTATATTTCATTCGATGAATTTATCGATAAATGGGATTTTGATATGGCTACTGCCAGCTATATTTATCAATTGATGATGTTCAAACAAGCACGAGATGCCTATCAAAAAGAATTCGAAAAAGCAAATAAGGAAAAAAAGCTTCAAAAGTAAAAATGCCAAAGCTCTTAGTTGAAACGTGGGTCGATGTCTATTCGATGTTGACCGACGTTTTTTCTATGCCTTCAGATTTGGTTTTAAGCGATATCTGTTTAGATGACATTTTGCAAATGGCTTACAACAAGAGTGCTTATGAAGGATGGAAAAACTATGCAATAAACCAATCCCAGAAAAACTAAAGAAAGGAGGTAAAAAATGGCTAAAAAGAGAACAGAAGCAGAAGTAACTTTCATAGCTAACGATGACGGATTGAAATCTACGTTAAAAGAAATCAGTGCTGAATTAACTAAAAATAGAGCAGAATTAAAACTAGAACAAGCTCAATTACAACAGACTGGTTCTGAATCAGACAAGTTAGGAAGTAAATTATCTTCTTTAGAAAAGCAGTATGAATTACAAAGTCAAAAAGTTGAAGTAACTAGCCAACGTTTAGCCAATGCCAAAAAATATTATGGAGAAAATTCCACCGAAGTTCAGAAACTTGAGAGAGAACTGATTAACCAACAAACAGCGCAACAACGTTTGTCAAACGAAATTGATAAAACGAGTAATGCACTAGCTCAAGCAAAAGGCGAAATACAGACGTACGAGTCTACAATGCAACAGTTGGATAGTGAACAAAAAAATGTTCAAGCTAGTGCTTCTCTGATTGAATCCGAATACAAAAAATGGCAAGCAACTGCTGGTCAATCAGCTTCTGAATCCGAGAAATTAGCGAAAGCCCAAGAATATGTTTCTCAACAATCTGAAAATGCAGAGAAAACGATAGATATCCTGAGACGACAGTTAGAAGCTACACAGTCTGAGTTTGGCGCTACATCCACAGAAGCAATGCAGATGGAGGCGAAGCTTAATGATGCTGAACGTGAATTTGAAGAGTTAGGACAAGCTGCTAAAAATGTAGATACAACTAACTTGGACGATATCGGAAGCAAAATAGATATGAATAATCTAATGGAAGCTTCTGACGTTTTAAGCGACATTGGCGATAAGCTTACAGAATTAGGGAAGCAAGCAGTGGACTCTGCTAATAGTGTAGGTAGTTCCCAGAGTAAAATACAAGCTAATTTTGGTTTGACTAAACAAGAGGCTGAAGAATTAACGAATGTAGCCAGAGACATTTATTATAAAGGTTTTGGAGAATCGTTAGATCAGTCCACAGATGCATTGATTTTGGTAAAGCGTAATTTAGGCGATTTAAATAATCAAGATTTACAAAATATCACGGAACAAGCTATGGTCCTAGAAAACACCATGGGCGCTGATATGGATGAAACGTTACGTGGTGTAAATGGCTTAATGGTCAATTTCGGCTTGAGCGCTCAAGATGCAATGGATTTAATGGTTTCGGGTACTCAAAACGGTTTAGATAAAACGCACGAATTAGGCGACAACATGGCAGAATATAGCCAATTATGGAGTCAAATGGGATATTCAGCTGATGAAACGTTCGGAATGCTTCAAAATGGTTTAGATGCGGGTGCTTATAACCTTGATAAAGTCAATGACTTAGTTAAGGAAATGGGAATATCGTTAACAGATGGTCGATTTGAGCAAAACATGGATATGTTTAGTGAAAGTACTAGAAAAGCTTTTGAAGAGTGGAAAAATGGCGGAGGAACACAAAAAGACGTTATTAATTCCATGATTCAAGATTTTAGCAATATGGATGGTCAATACGACCAATTAAATAAAGCTTCTACAATTTGGTCTGCACTTGGCGAAGATAACGCGATGAAAGTTGTCCAATCTTTGACTGATGTTAACCATACATTTGATGATGTTAGTGGATCTGCACAAAAAATGAATGAAGATTCTACTACTCCGTTACAAGAATTAAACGGAAAAATAGCTGAATTAAAGGATTCATTAGCTCCTATAGGCAACACAATCATAGATGCACTCGAACCAGTAATTGATTTTCTAGGAAAGATGGCTGATGCGTTTAATAATCTTCCACAACCAGTACAGGATTATGCCGTAGCGATTGGCGGATTGACTGCTGCATTTACTTTATTAATGCCAATAATAGTTGGCTTCATGGCTCTAGGTGGTCCTACTACATTAATAATAGGAGCAGTTATTACTGCTATTGCTGGAGTTATAGCAATTATAAAAAACTGGGGCTCAATTACTGACTGGTTTAAGGGAATATGGAGTAAATTCACTGATTGGTTGGGTGGTACTTGGGAAAGTATAAAAGAAGGTGCCTCATCAGTTTGGGATGGAGTTAAAGAAACCTGGTCTGGATTTGTAGATTGGGTTCAAGATATTTGGCAAGGAGTTTCTGATTGGTTTGGAGAGCTATGGAGCGGATTAGTTGAAGGAGCTTCCAACATCTGGCAAGGAGTCCAAGAAACTTGGCAAACATTCGTTGATTGGGTTTCAAATATTTGGAACGGAGTCAAAGAAGTATGGTCGATTATTTGGGCAGACATTGTAGGAATTGTTCAAATACCATGGACATTAATAACGTCATTGATTCAAGCTGGTATTAATATTATCGTGGGTATTTTTGATGTAGCTGGACAGTTATTAGGCGCAGCTTGGCAAGCTGTTTGGACACCTATTTCTGATTTCCTTAAAAATACTTGGGATACTATGACACAATGGATAAGTATCGCTTGGAATGGGATTGTAACTACATTCCATACTATATTTGATCCAGTAGTGGCATGGTGGAATGGTATATGGACAGCTATTAGTACTACGGCTTCAAATATTTGGAATTCAATTAGTGCAACAGCTTCTAGTATTTGGAATAGTATCAAGAATACAATCACTAGCTTGGTACAAGCAGCTGCTACAGTAATTCAAAATATTTGGTCAACTGTATCTAGTTGGTTAGGTGGAATTTGGAATTCAATCAGCTCTACAGCATCAAATATCTGGAATAGCGTGACTAGTAGTATAAGCAATGCTATAAACGCAGCTAAAAGTGCCATTCAAAGTGTTTGGAATAGTATATCTTCGTGGATCAGCGGAATTTGGAACGGTATCAAAAACACTGCTTTGAATCTTTGGAATGGAATTACAAGCACTATTAGCTCTAAAGTAAACGATGGAAAAAATGCAATTTCAAGCGGTTGGTCCAATCTAACAGGTATTGTTTCCGACATATTCAATAATGTTAAAAGTACAATTGCTAACATTTGGGAAGGTATCAAAAAGACTGTTAGCGCTCCAATTGATTGGATTAGAGATAAAATCAGTAGTATCTTTGATAATTTGAATATTTCTATACCACATATTCCGTTACCACATTTTAAATTGAGCGGAGAATTCAATCCATTGAAGGGGAAAATCCCAACGTTGGGTGTTGATTGGTATGCGAAAGGTAGTGTGTTTAATTCTCCGAATATTATCGGTGTCGGCGAAGCAGGACCTGAAGCAGTTTTACCTTTGAAAAGATCTGTGCTGCAAGAAATTGGTGATCGTATCTTGAGTAGCACATCAGTTTCATCTAGGGCACAAACGATTCAACCTGTGAACAATTACGAATTCAATTTCACAATTGATGGTAACGCAGATGAGGTTACTATGAAGCAAACAACTCAACAAATCATTGATAGCATTACAAAAGTTCAAAATGATAATGCTTCGGCATGGCGTTAAACAGGAGAGTATTTCTCCTGTTTTTTTAGTATTAAAAAGGATGTGAAAAAATGACTGATTGTATACATTCTATAATCGATGGATTTCCTGATTATTTGCATAAATTGGCTTTAGCTGAAAGACCAACCATACCTTCTCCAAAAAGACAGAGAGTTGAAACTTCTGTTTTAGGTAGGTTAGGTGGCTTAGTACAAGATTACTCGTTTGAAGACATGTCGTTTACATTGCACTATAACTATTTAGAAGATGTGGAAGACCATCAAGCGTTCAAGCAATCGTTTTATATCATGCGTCATTGGTTAAATTATGCAAAGAAATTAGAATTCTCTGATGATCCCAACGTCTATTATGTTATCCAGACTATCGATATTGGGGATGCAGAAAACGATATTGTTGAATGGGGAGAGTTCGATGTAAATATTACTGCGAAACCATTCGCAAGAGTTCAAGAAGATGTGCCTATAACCGTAGATAAACCACAGTCATTTAGTTTGCTGAATAATAGTTTAGAAGAAAGTTTTCCAAAGATTATCATCACTCCTTCAGCTACTTCATGCCAGTTCATCTTAAATGATTATGTGTTTAGTTTTGAAGGCTTAGTAGTAGAAACTGATGTAGTCATTGATAGTGATTTAATGCTTTGCTACGAAGAGCAATCGGACGGAGATATTTTAGATCGGTCCAACAAAATGAAGACCATGCAATATCCGACATTGCAAGTGGATATTAATCATTTTAACTGTACTGGTTTGAGCAAAATACAAATTTATCGTAATGGGTTAAGGTAGGTGAAATAGATGATCGATAATTTAATAACTATTTACGATAAAAATGACGCGAATAATTTAGCTGAACATTTATATGATACGCAAGGTTTAGGTGCTTTGTCAGATTGGTTAGCAGCCACTGTTAGCAATAAACTAAACGGAGCCGAGATATTTCAGGGTACTTATCCAATAAGCGGAACTAATGCAGATTTGATTGTAGAAGGACGTATTATTCAGTGTTATGTAGATGAAAATCGAGCAAAACAACGTCTACGGATTTATTATGCAAAGACTTCCGTAACAGGAAATACGATAGAAGTAAAAGCTGAACCTATTTTCAATGATATAAGAAAATCGGTGTTGAATAAATATGACAGCGGAACAGAAAAAATCACTGCTACTCAGGCATGGCAAAACGCAAAAGCTTTAGCGAAACCAGCTATTCCTTCGCAGTTTTCTTTCTCATCGTTAGTAGATACGCTTGCTAATGTGAAGATAGAAAAAGCGAATTTTTTAGAATTCTTTGGTGGAAAAGAGGGGTCTATTCTAGATCGATTTCATGGTGAGTTTCTAAAAGATAATAACACATTACGTCATGAAAAAAGGCTAGGTACGGATCATAAAATCAAAGCGATTTATACTAAAAACTTAACTGGTCTTGACTTAGAGATTGATGCTCAAAGTGTTTTAGTTGGAGTTTATCCATTCATTAGCAGTTCTTCAGAAGGAGAGGATGAGATCACTCTACCAGAAGAAGTTATTTTCACGGATTACGTGGATGATTATCCTGCTGGATATGTTTCTTTTGTTGATTTTAAAGACAAAGCGACTGATGTAGCCACATTAAGGGAAGCTGCTAAAGACTGGTTGAAAACAAACATAGATAAACAAAAACCACAAGTGAGTGGTTCGATTGAATTAGTACCATTGAGGCATCAAAGAGGCTATGAAAAATTTGTTGATCTAGAAAAAGTTTCGATGGGTGACGGAGTAGATGTGTATCATCCACAGTTAAAAGTGAATATGTCAGCAAGAATCGTGGAATATACGTTTAATGTTTTAACTAATTCATACGATAAATTAGTTGTAGGAAACGTCAAAACAAACTTCTTAGAAAATACAGAGAATAATGTAAGCAATTTGATTAATGATGCCATTGATCAATTGAAAAATGGTGGCGAAATCAGTGATTTAATCAATGATATTGTAGATCATCAAACTGATATAATTACTGGCCAAGATGGTGGGTATGTTTTATTAGATCCTAAAGAAGCACCTAGTCGTATTTTGATTATGGACACGCCAGATAAGAATACTGCACGGAACGTTTTACAAATCAACAACGCTGGTATTGGTTTCTCTAAAACTGGCATTAATGGAACATATGAAACCGCATGGACGTTAGATGGCGGATTCAATGCCTCGTTTATTACAGCTGGTGAGATAGTAGGGATTACTATTAGAGGTACTACATTAATTAGTGATGGCACTGATTATAGAACAAGTATTGCCAATGGCAAAATGACTTGGTATTCAAAAAAAGTTAACAAAGATATTATGGAGCTAGAAGCACGTGATTATGTAAGTGCTGATGCCGGTATTGTATCATACACCATGAAAACTGGCGGTGGTTTCATGATTAGAAATCCACAGGGTAACTTGGTTTTTAGTACGTGGGATAATGGCAATAACAGACCGTTTTTATCTTTTGGTGCGCCAAATTTCAGATATAGCAATGCTAGTTATGTAACTTCTGGCGACGGTAATTCTTTGGGTATAGATGGTAGTGCGGGTAACTCATGGGAATTTAAAGTAGCTGGTAGGACTATGAAATTTACTAGTGACGGTATGCTAACTTTGCCAGGTTGTTTTTTTGGTTCATGGGAAGATGGGAAAATTGCTAGGTTTGAACAATCAACGGTGCAAGTATATAAAGATTTTACTGTTAGAGGTACTAAAAACTCAACCGTACCGACAGAACATTATGGACAACGACTATTGAACGCTTATGAAACTCCAGAATATTATTTCGCTGATTATGGGGAAGCCGTTACAGGTGATGATGGTAAAGTTCGTGTTGATATTGACCCCATGTTTGCTGAGACAGTAAATCTAAGTCGGTATATGACACATGTGACACCTACAGAGCTAGTTTTGTGCGCAGTTACTCACGAAGATATTGACCATTTCATCATTGAAACTAGTAAGCCAAACGTATTAGTTAGATGGAATTTAGTGGCACACCGTCTAGGGTATGAAGATATTAGATTAAAAGAGGATACAGCATATGATAGCACAGTGCTTGACCAAAAACGTTTTTAAAACGAAGACAAGGAGGTATATAAATGGCTAGCAGTTTATATAATTTGGCTTTAGATTTCAGCAAAGAATTAAACTACACCAAAGCTATTATGGCTCGTCAAGGTGATAAAGGGATTACGGTGACTGTTAAACCGTTTTTAAATGGCTTGCAGATGGATACGAGTGGCGGAACATTTACTTTAAAAGGAACAACGCCATCTAACCGTTACGTAGATAGTGTTGCAACTAGCGTAACTAGTGAAAAAGTCACATTTTCTCTTGATGGTACATTTATGAGTGAAGCAGGATATTATAAACACTGCTATGTAGAATATAGAAAAGACAATCAAATTTTAACAACGCAAGATATCATTTTTTTCTCACTAGGAGTGTCTGACATTTCGCAAGGCCAAGCCGATGAATATGTTTCGCAATTGGAAGAGTTGATTCGAAAGTATAATGAAACTTTTGATGCTTTTATGGCTGAAATTAAAGGTAGAGTGGATAGCTTAAATAAACAGATTACTGATTTAACTGGTCAAGCTAAAACACTACAAGACAAGTTAGATGCTCTGAAAGAAGAAATTTCTAAATTAGGTAACTTGCAAGTGATGTACTCCAACAGCATCGACTTCGGGAACTATGATTATTCTGGAAGAGCTAACTTAGCACCTAACCTAGATTTTAGCAAGTTTAGTGGTGATGGAACAACAATGACAAAACCATTAGCTTGTTTCAAAGATCACGAAACATATTTAGAACTAGACAGTAGCGATCCTTCGGCAGTCAACAAAAACAGAAATATATACGTGCCAAATTTCTCAGCGTTGCTTCCTAATAATGTGTATATTATGACAGTCCCAATTATGATAAACGCAGATTTTGACGGTTTCAGAACGTCTTTTATATTAAAAACTAGCGATGGAACTGCTTTAGGAACAATAAATCCGCCACGTGAAAATGTAGGGACATGGCAAAACGTGACAAAAGTGTTCACTGTACCAGGTAATCTTAAATTTGATACAACTTACGTACAACTTTGGCAACCTAACGAAAGCAACGGCAAACTCTACATTGGTTATGATATTAAGATTGAGAAAGTGAACTCAACAAGTGATACAGCTACCCCATACCAGCCCAATTTACTTGATGACCCTTACTGGATAGGTAAAACGCCATTGTGTGAAAATATTGCTGACCCTACAAAAATATTTCCTATTAAAACTAGTTCATATAGTATATATCTAGGTAAAAATACTGAAAAGTATCAATTGAATCAAACATATACAATTACCATGAAGGCAACTAAACCAGCTACACAACAATTCGGTGTTTATTTGTTAGGTGGTGCAATGGGTGTTGGTAATATGAAACCTGTAGAAGGTTTGTCTGACGTTTGGCAACTCACATTTAAAGTAACACAAGCCCACCTTGATGCTGGCATAACTGATGTATTAAACCTATATCAACTTCCCAACACTAGTGTTGGTGCAGTTACCATAGATTGGATAAAACTAGAAAAAGGCAACACCAGAACACCAAATATTAGTGAGTATAAATATCGTGGCATTGGTATGCGTGATTCAAATAACCCAAAAGATTATGTATGGGATCTAGCACCAGAATATGTCGAAGACAATCTGGCCACAGATGTTAAAATTTCTGAAATCACAGGTAAAGCAAACAATTATACCGATGGGAAAGTATCGGAGATTAATTCGCAGTTGACTGCTTCAATTCATGCGGTAGACACCGTAGCTAAGGATGCTCAAATAAAAGCGAATGCTAATGCGACTGCTATAAAGAGTATGGATAGTAGGGTTGATGAGATAGAGAATAAAATCCCTTTGTACGCCATTTATGGTGAAGGTGCAAATCTTTCTAAAGTTTCTGGTGGTACTAAAATACCTATAGGGGCTCTTATCGCAACGGATTTTGCCCACACTTCTAGTGATTTACCTTATACGATAGGTAGTGACGGAAATACTTTAACAGCAACTAGAGATTGTGTTTTATTTTTCGAGGGTTCTGTAAAACTTCACGGAGATAATACATTAAAATACGCCTATGTAAAAATTAGGAAAAATGGAAGTGATACGAATTTTACTAACTTGGGTAGTAGCGTGAATTTCAATTATATGACTACTCAAGCTGGTCAGTACGTCCACACTTTAGTTACAGGAGATAAGGTAGAGTTTACTATAGAAACAGCTGCTGGAGGAATCATGTTTGCAACACAACTATTATCCTTAAAAATATCAGAAGTAAAACCTGTATAAAATACTAATTTTGCTACCAACACGCTCAATGGAGGGTGTTTTTTATTTTGCAATGAAAGGAGGTTAGTTGGTTGAAAGACGAAGCAATACAAGACGTGGTAGAACGCTTAGTGCGTATTGAAACGAAACTGGATAATTACGAATCATTACGCGAAAAAGCGGAAAGTGCAAAAGATAGAGCGGATCAGGCATATTCTATTGCGCTTAATAATGCAGAAGATATCAAAGAAATGAAAGCCAATAATAAATGGTCGTGGGGTTACATGATTGGTTTAGGCATTACGATCATTGGCTATTTCTTGACTAAATTGTAAAGGAGGTGAGAAGAAATGATTTTACCCGATAAGTATTATCAAGTCATTAAATGGACAGTTTTAACAGTATTGCCAGCTGCATCTGTATTAGTAGCGACGTTAGGGAAAGCCTATGGATGGAATGGAACAGATATGACAGTACTCACTATCAATGCAGTAGCAACATTTTTAGGCGTTATCACTGGTGTGTCGGCTTATAATTTGAAAAAATAGGAGGAAACAAATGAAAAAGAAAATTACTATTACTGTGATGAGCCTGTTAACGGCTCTTTTTTTATTGCCAATTAATGGGTTTGCCTATACGATTAACAATGAATTTAATTTGGGCGCAAACGAAGGTAGCTCACAAGTAGCAAATAATCAGTACATTTTACTGCATGAAACGGCTAATGAAACAGCAACAGGACGCAATGAAGCGCAGTATATGCAACGTTCATGGACTAGTGCTTACACTGCTTACATTGTGGGAGACGGCGGAATTGTTTATCAAGTTGGACAACCTGGTTATGTACAGTACGGTGCTGGTTCGTATGCTAATGCTAACAGTCCCGTGCAGATTGAGTTACAACACACACATGATAAAGCGACGTTTGAGAAAAACTACAAGGCATACGTTGAATTGGCTAGAGATTCAGCAATGAAATATGGTATTCCATTAACATTGGACACGCCTTATAACCAACCAGGAATCAAATCGCATTTATGGGTAACGCAAAATATTTGGGGTGATCATACAGATCCTTACGGTTATCTTTCTGAAATGGGCGTAAGTAAAGAAAAATTAGCATATGATTTAGCTCATGGATTTACCGATGAAAATCCAACTACTTCAGATGATAAACCAGTCATTGATCCAACTAGAGCAGGTGCTGCAAATCCTACACTGACAGATGGAACGAACTACGCCCACATTGATCAGTTCGGAGAAATCGAAAACGCAAACTTACATGTGGCTGGTTGGCACATTGCTAACTATAAATACGAGTATATTTTCATTATGGACTACAATACTGGAAAAGAACTAGCTAGAGTAAGAGCTGATGGAATATATAGACCAGATGTAAATCAAGCTTATAATACTTCTGGAAATGTTGGTTATCATGTATCTTTCAATATGCGTAACTTCCCTAATAAAAAAGTTTACGTAATGATGCGAGCAACAAATGATCCAGAAGGAAATACTAAAGGTGGAGCGCAAGATTTTCATGACAAACGTTGGTATTTGAATATTCCACAAAGATAAAAATAGCCCCTCGTTGAGGGGCGGTACATAATTATATTGAAAACTATAAAAATCATTCGATAAAATAGTGATGTTATCGCATATCTTCACTATCACTCATAAATAGTCACACTCCAAGATATGCGATAACAGGTTTGTTGCCATACATTCTACTGGTTGATTGTTTATGGCTTTCCGTACTTAGCTCAGTTGGTTAGAGCAGACGGCTCATAACCGTCCGGTCGTAGGCTCGAGTCCTACAGGGTACATTAATGTAGCCAATTGAATCGTTCTGTGTTAGAATTTTTTTGAAGAGTATTATACAAGCTAAAGCTTTTCTCCATTGCCACTCAAATGAGTGGCTTTTTTATGTATCCTTTTATGGATTAATGAAAGGATGTTTCACATAGTTATACTTCTGTATATTTGAAAAGTTTTACTTTGATTTTTAAATGGAAAGACATTTGGGTTATATTGTGAGATAATAATAAAGAAGAGTTTAAAGCGTTCCCCAAAAACCACTCCCCCATAAGTGTGTTACGCTTTAAACTCTTTTATATTTGAAGCCATTAAAAAGCATACCATATTTTTGAAAAAAAGTGAGAAAAAAGGCTTATAATTGGAGTGATAGTTAATTAGTGACTTATTTTTGATTTTATAGCACTGATACTATAAAATATAGATATCATCATATTACACAATCTTAATACTAACTTAAAAAATATCTCCTTTCATAAGTATGGTGATAAAATCCGTTCCGGGCTACCTTTTTAGGTAGCCTACTTTAATCTTTGTATCTTTCTGGATCAACGAAAGTATACTTTATATAGTCATAACGCCGATGATCGCTACGTGCGTCCGGCACGTCAGTCACGATATCAAACAAAAAGTATACATCCTTCTTCATTCTAGTTTTCGCAGCAGGAATTTTGAAATAGTTCTTATTAGAATAGTAGAGATTGATTAATAAGCTATCTTCGATTGCTAAAAAGAAAACTTCTGAATCCCACACCTTATAAAAATCTTTGACAAATCTATTCGAAGGATCAAATTTAAACCATAATTGTGTTTTTCCTTCCATCAGCAT